CAATCTAGAAAACAAATCAGCTAACTACACAGTTGCTAATGCAGATTCTGGTAAAACTTTTACATCATCTACTGATGGTGTGGTATTTACTTTACCTGCAATTTCTAAAGGAAGAATATTTACTTTTGTAAATACTGCTCAAGATGGAACTAATGCATTAACTATTAGTCCAAATGCTAATGATGGTATTTTGTATGCTGATTCTTTAACAGACGATAAAGATATTATTAATACAAAAGGTACATCAAAAGTTGGTGATTTTGTAGTATGTGCATCTTTAAACTCAACAACTCATTGGACGATTGTTGACGTACAAGGTGTATTTGCTAAAGAAGCATAATAAATAATTAGTGTGGGGCTACGGCCCCACATATTAATTTTAAGGAGAAACAAATATGAGTTCAGACCAACGATTTACAAGAATAACTTCTACTGGACAGGTTAAAACTATTGGAGGAGGATCAACAAATATAGGTCCTTCAAGAATAACTTACATTCAAGCAAAAGGACATGCTAGTGGACAACTTGAATTAAGAAATAGTTCTGACAATTCAGGTGACTTATTATTTATTGCACACTTTGGAACAGAAGGTTTAGACATCTATGTTCCCGGTAATGGTATTAGATTTGATGATACTATTCACGCAACTATATCTGGAACAGGATCTGTTACACTTGGATATACTGGCTAGGAGGCTAAATGGCAACTTCTGGAACAACAACTTTTGAATCAAGTTTTTATATTGATGATATAATTACTGAAGCTTATGAACGTATAGGTAGATTTGATTATTCTGGTAATGATATAAAAACAGCTAGACGTTCTTTAAACATAATGTTTCAAGAATGGGCTAATAGAGGTTTAAATTATTGGGAAATTGCAAATAACAATCTAACATTAGTTAATGGTCAATCTGTTTATACAATGTTTAGATCAACTGATGACGTTCCACAAGGTGTTACACCAGATGTAACTGCTGTTTTTGGTGTTGATGATATTTTAGAAGCTAGTTATAGAAACTCATCTAATATAGATTTTCCTTTAACAAAAATAAATAGATCTGCATATCAAAGTTTTTCAAATAAAACAGATACAGGAAAACCAACACAGTATTTTGTACAAAGATTTATTGATAAAGTAACCATAACTTTATATCTAACACCTGGAAGTAATGAAGCCGGAGACAAGATTAATTACTACTATGTAAAAAGAATTCAGGATGCCGGAAACTATACTAATGAAGCAGATGTTCCATATAGATTTGTACCTTGTATGGTATCAGGTTTAGCATATTATTTATCACAAAAATTTAAACCAGAATTAATTCAACAAATGAAATTGCTTTACGAAGATGAATTACAGAGAGCATTACAAGAAGATGGTTCACCTTCAAGTTCTTTCATAACACCTAAAACTTATTATGAAGGTTTATAATGTCAAAATTATCTAGAGGAAAATATGCACAGGCAATATCTGATAGATCAGGTATGGCATTTCCATATAAAGAAATGGTTACTGAATGGAATGGTAGTTTTGTACACACATCAGAATTTGAATCAAAACAACCACAAATTCAACCAACTAGATTTACAGGTGATCCTCAAGGATTATCAAATGCAAGACCTGCTCGAGTTGAACCTGCAACACAAAATTTATTACCAGGAAATCCATTAAGTTTAACTTCTGGTTCTTCTACAGTAACTGTTAATGAACCAGCGCATGGGAGATCAACAAACGATACTGTTGTTTTTAGAAATGTAGATGGAAGTCCCGGAGGCCTGACTTTTTCTTTATTTGAAAATACATCAGGATTTAGTATAACAGTAGTAGATACAAATAGTTATAGTTTTAATTGTGGAAGTAGTGCAACTGTAACAGAAAAATCAGGAGGAATGTTTGTAACTGCAGGACCAGTTACTCTAACACCATGACATATTTAGAATTATTACAACAAATTAAAGATTACACAGAAGTAGATTCAAATGTTTTAACATCAACTATTCTTAACGGAATAATTGAAAATGCAGAATTTAGAATCATGAGAGATGTTGATTCAGATCAAAATAAAAGATATGCTACTGCTCCTTTAATTAGTGGTCAAAGATTTATAAATACACCTCCAAATAGTTTAATAGTAAGATCAGCACAAATTGTTGACTCTGATGGTGTAGGTCAAGCAAATAATAGAGATTTTTTAGAATATAGAGATACTAGTTTTATGTCAGAATATAATTCTGCCGAATCTACAGGAGTTCCAAAATATTACGGTATGTGGGATAACGATACTTTAGTTTTTGCTCCGACTCCTAATGCAGGATACACAATTCAACTAAACTATATCTTGAAAAACCCTGGTTTATCTAGTACTAATACAACTACATATATAAGTACGAATTTTCCCAACGGGCTTTTATATGCATGCTTAGTTGAAGCTTACGGATTTTTGAAAGGTCCTAATGATCTCTTGCAATTATATGAAGGAAAGTATAAACAAGTATTAGAAGGATTCTCAATCGAACAAATGGGAAGAAGACGACGAGACGAATACCAATCTGGTGTTCCTAGAGTCGGAGGTAAATAAGGAGATAAAATATGGCTATAACACAGGCAATTGCAAATGCTTTTAAAAAACAATTATTAGAAGGAGACCACAATTTTAAACAATCAGGTGGTGATGTTTTTAAAATAGCTCTTTATTCTAGTAGTGCTACTTTAAACTCAGCTACTACTATTTATTCTACTAATCCTGGAGGTGGATCAGACACTGAAGTTCCAAATAGTGGTCAATACACAGCAGGTGGTGGAGCTTTAAGTAATCTTGGAACTTCAATTGGAACTGGATCCGGTAAGGGTGTTGCATTTTGTGATTTTGCAGATAGGTCTTTTACTGGTGTAACATTAACTGCTAGAGGAGCTTTAATCTATAATACTTCATCTGCTACAACTAATGCAGCTGTTGCAATTTTAGATTTTGGAGGAGATAAAACAGCTACCTCAGGAACTTTTACAATTCAATTTCCAGCGAATACTACGCAAGCCGCTATATTAAGAATCTCTGGATAGGAGGAAAAGTGGCTTTAGTCATAAACGATAGAGTTAAAGAAACCAGTACAACTTCTGGAACAGTTACTTTTGAACTTGCAGGAGCTATTACAGATTTTGAAACATTTGTTTCCGGAGTAGGCACAGGTAATAAAACTTATTACAGTATAATCAATTCTGGAACAGGTGAGTTCGAAGTTGGTATTGGAACAGTAACAGATGCTACTCCTGATACCTTATCAAGAGATACAATTATTTCTTCATCTAATTCTGATGCAAAAGTTAATTTTGCTTCTGGATCAAAAGATGTATTTTGCACATTACCCGCAAAAAAAACAATGTCACCGGTAATGGACCCAACTGAATATGTAGTTACACATAATTCTACAATATCAGAAGATCAAACAATGGATTCTGGAGTATTAGCAGGGCCCGTTACAATAACAGCAACACTAACTATAACAGGAACATTGGTAACTATATAATGAGTCAAGTAGAAGTAGATAAAGTAATACCACAATCTGGAACTACACTTACAATCGGTGATAGTGGAGACACTATTAATTTAGTTGGTACATTACAAAGTAATGGTTCACCTCTTCCAGGAGATATTAGTTCAGTTGTTGCAGGAACAGGTTTATCTGGTGGTGGAACAACAGGTGCTGTAACTTTAAATATAGAAGCAGCTCAACCAACAATAACTTCTCTTGGGACTTTAAGTTCAGCTACAATTAGTGGAGACGTTACAGTTGATACAAGCACATTAAAAGTTGATAGTTCAAATGACAGAGTTGGAATTGGAACAGCTAGTCCATCAAGTTTATTACATATATTTAGTTCAGAGCCTACATTAATTATTCAAGACGGTGGTTCTCATGGGGTTAATGCTACACCATCACTATCACTTAGAGATGGCTCTGGTGCTATGGGAAGTATTAATTTTTCATCTGCTGGATTAATGCGTATTAATCAAGTTAAAAATAGTGATTTAGCATTTCATACTAATAATACAGAGGTAGGTAGGTTTGATGCGTCTGGAGATTTAGGTATTGGAATTACATCTCCAAACTTGAATTCATTTAATAATGCTGTCACTTTATCTGGTACAAATAATGCAGGTTATGAATTAGCAAAAGGCTCAACATTACATGGTGCGTTTGCAGTACAAGGAGATAACAGAGTTCAAGTAATTAATTTTCAAAATGCAGATTTAACTTTTAATACTGGAACAGGTGCTACAGAAAGAATGAGAGTAGTTCATTCAACTGGAAATGTTGGTATCGGAACTTCATCACCTAATGCAAAACTTTCTGTAGATGGCTCAGCTATATTCAATGAAAGTGGTGCAGACGTAGATTTTAGAGTTGAAAGTGACACTAATTCTAATTCTTTCTTTTTACAAGGAAGTGATGGCAAAGTAGGTATATCGACTGGCAGTCCTGTAGGAAGATTACATATTTTTGATTTCTCTGGTTCTGGTGGATTTAGACTTACAAGAGGTAATAATATTACTACTAATGGTATACACTTACAAACTGATAGTACACAAAATTATTTTAATGCTTATGGAAATTTAGTTTTTAAAACTAACACTACAGGAGATGGAACTAATGCTATTGAACGTATGCGTATTTTATCAGATGGAAAAGTTGGCATCGGAGATACCGCACCTCTTGATTTATTAGAAGTAAATGGTTCTGGTAGAGGTGTAGGCGGAATAACTATTTCAAATAGCAGTCATACTCATGCTGCTTTAAGTTTTGCTAGAAATAGTAATGCAACAGCAAGAATACATACTACAGAACCTGGTGCATTACATTCATCAAGTTTACGTTTTCAAACAAGTGATGCCTCTGGTGGACCAAATCTATTAACGGCTATGGTTATTGACCAAAATCAAAA